CCCCCGCCGTTCTGGCGGGTGTTTTTGTTTTTCCTGCGCTGTTTATTCGGTTTCCGAGGTGTCGTCTGCAATCCGTTCCGGGTCCAGCAGATCTTCAATTTGGCATCCCAGCACCTTTGCTACCCGCCAGAGCTGGTAAACGTCCGGGCTTTTCCTATGCCCTGCACACCAGCTCTCTACTGTGCGATAGCTCAGACCAGCCCGGCGGCAAAGCTCCCGGCGGCTGATCCCGGCGGCCTTGCAGCGCTCGTCGATGGGGTTTCCTGTATGTGTTTCTCTCATGGTGCGGCCCTCCTTTTTTATACAGTATACTGCGGACGCGGTAAAAATGGAAGAGCAAAGTTTACCATACAAACGCGGTAATGTTTGGACGTTTTACCGATTGCGTTTACTGCGCGTGTGTGGTAAGACACAGCCAACGAAAGACGTTACCGAATGGAGGATTTCAATATGAAAAAGTTTGATTTTGTCGCCGAGCTGCTTGCCCATGGGTTCCATGATGATACTAAGCCGGAAGCGGTGGAGCTGTCCCGGCAGGCTGGCTTTGAGGGCGTGGTTCTGTCCCGCGATTTTACGAAGGTAATTGAGAGTGCATGGTCCGGCCGCCACGAATACTCCTACCGTGTGGAGGTGTTCGTGAATCTGACCCAGAATCTCTGCCGTGCAAAATTCTTTGAGGGCGGCATGGAGTACAAGTGCAAATGGTACTACACCGCCGGGAAGCGTACCTATAACGCAATCGCTGCCACGCTGCAAAATGCGGGCCTGGAAATCTGATCCGCAGGCGCTGTTCCAATCAGCAAAAATCGCCCGAAACGGCGCCTATTCTTTGGACCGTTTGTCAGTAGAGTTTCCTGCGGTTGTGTGGTAAGACACAGACACCGAAAGGGGAAACGAAACAAATGGAGGACATGAAAATTATGAAGCGTTATAAGGTGTACGTCTACAACACGGTCGATAAGATCTGGGACTGCTACGAGGTCCTTGCCGAGGACCCGGTGGATGCCCGGAACGTGGCAGTGCAGCGGCTGGTGGACGAGACCGGGCACGGTCTGGACATCAACGAGCTGACCGATGTGTGTGAAGTCAAAGAGTGAGGGAGGGCAAGACCATGTTTAAGATTACCGACGCCGAGAAGCTGAGAGACGCTTACACCCTGCTGGCATTCATCCGGGACGACGCCACCGCCGAACAGAAGTCCGGTATGGCCGCATTTATAGCCAACATCAAGAAGGAGATCCGGGCCTACAACAACCGCCCGGCACCTGACAGCCGCATTATCGAGGAGCGCGGCATTGATGGCTACATTGAGCTGGTGCAGCTCCCGAACGAGCTGGACGACCTCAACGAGGACGATGCCGCCGAGTGGTTCCGGGCAAATCGCTACTACGAGTTTTACCCGACGGCCTATGACTGCTCCGGGCAGCGCTTCACAAACTGGTACAAGCTGCACCGCCGCTGCGGGCACTGGTTCGCATATCATTCGGTCAGCTTTGACGTTTAATCAAAAAGGAGGACAAAATCATGAAAATGGTAAACGCAAAGGGCGAGGCCGTCTACTTCAATCGTATCATGAAGAACGGGAAGGAACAATTTGTGGTGAAGGCTCTGAGTGGCCAGCACATCATTGGTCGGGATCGGCAGAAACATAGTTCCCGGACGTTCACTGAACTGCACCAGGCGGAGGCGTTCCTCCGGCGGGCAGGGTACAAATGCAAGGGCTGACGGTCTGAATCGGGTCCCAGAGGGTAGCGCCTCCGGGACTTTTTCTTTGCGCTGTCTTTTTTCCGCCGGAAAAAACTTCCTGCACACGGCATTTCGCTCTTTAGGCGGGTAACTTTCCCGAAACGCAATGAAACGCGCTCCTGTGCCATCACACGGGGCTGTGGTGATGAAGCGGAAAGAGGCCCGGAACCTCCCTTTTGGGTATGGCTCCGGGCCTCTTGTTTACTCGATATAGAAGACCTTTTCTTTGGTCTTGGGTCCAACCTTCCCGTCGGCGTCTAGGCCCATATACTTTTGAAACATCTTCACAGCGGCAGTGGTCTTAGGACCGAAAATACCGTCAGCCGTGCCAGTGTCGTAGGCCAGGGACTGAAGGTGCGCCTGCAGGGTGCTGATCCATGCGCAAGCAGGGAAGGTGTGCGGACATCCTTCTTTCAGAAGAGCGTCGCCCAACAGGTCGGCTCCCCAACCGGAAGTATAGGCGGTTTTGCCCGCCACGTTGGGAATGCCGGAATACTCAGGCATTTTCTGGTATCCGGTCCGCACGTCGCACTCTCTGATTTCCCAGTGAAGGTGGCTGCCAGTGCTGTGGCCGGTGCTGCCCTCGGTGCCGATCAGGGTTCCGGGTTTTACCTTCTGACCTGCGACCACGTTGATCCGGGAAAGATGGCCGTAGTACATGAAGTAGTTGGTATGTGCAATCCGAAGAACGACCCGCAGGCCGAAGCCCTGCTTGTGATTCTTGGAATTCTCCCAGCCTGCCCGGATCACCTGGCCGTAGACCGTAGAATGGAGCTGCTTGCTGGAAATGCCCACCAAGTCGAAGCCCTGGTGCAGGGTGCCGTTGGCGCGGAGGTGGTCGAATGCCTGGGAAACACGGAATGTACCTTTATAGGGAGAAATCATTTTTATTTCCTTCCTCCCGGCGGGGTCCGGGATGTATTATTCTTTGGTGATCTCGTCGGCCATGGCATCGCCGACCTGGTCCATTTCCTTGATAGCTGCATCAATGAAGGCGTCCCAGAACGGCGTGATCTCGATACCCTTCGCCGCAAGGAGCTTTACGACCAGGGCGTGTTTGTCGGTCTTGGGAATCTTGCCAGCTTCTGCGGCTTTCTCTGCTGCCTTGACCAGCTTTTTGATCAGCGAGAAAATACGCTGTTCCCGCAGCCAGGGGATACCGACCTTTGCGGCCACCAGCATAATGATGGTTCCGATGATCTCCATAACGCTGGGAAGAATTGCGGTTGCGATTTCAGAAATTTCCATGGTTCTTGCCTCCTGTTATAAATCGTTGTGGTGTGCTTCCTGGTTCAGATGCTTGTTGAGTTTCTCCAGGGCGTCTTTGCAGGGGCCGTTGCACCCTTGCTCAATGAGGCCCTGGAGGGCGCCTCGCAGACCATAGCAAATCAGGGACTGTTCAGCCATCATTTCTTTGATGATCTCGCTTTGCTTTCTGTCCCGCTCGGATGCTTTGTAAAGCGATACGACCACGCCGCCCAGAACGCCGAGCGCTGTTACAAGGGCGGCGGCCTTGATGATGGTATCCACATCAATCCACATTTTCCGTGTCCACCTCCTTCCCGCTGTCATTTTTCAGAACGGCGGAATAGGCGGCTTCAATGTCTTGAAGTTGTTCCTCTGCGGCCACAGCTCCGAGTTGTGAAAGCTGGCTGTTCTGCTGTCTTACGATGTGAAGAAGGGCTTCGACGGTGTCTATCAGAAATTCGATAAGTTGCAGCTCCATCTGTCCCCCAGGCCGTTATGCGGAGTACGGTTCGCCGGTAATCTCCTGGTATTCATCTTCGGTCAGACGCTGCGGCTTACGCTCCACCAGTATCTTCAGCATGGCTTTGCTCCAACGGCCTGCGTTGTACTCCTTAACGGCGGTGTTAAATGCGGGGCTGTGCTTTTTCTCACTCATTGTCCAGACCTCCCTCGGCGGTTGCGGTGGTGTCGTCCTCGGTCGGAACGCCTTCCAAAATGCACAGGTAGTCGATCATAGACGCAGCGTTTGCAATGGCGGCGTCACGGTTCTCGGTTTCGCGGCCCTGCTGGACGCCGCTCGAACTGTACACAATTTTCATGGGATACCCTCCAATAGTGTTTTGACGTATTCATCCATGCGGGCCAGCAATGTGTCGGAATTGCCTTTTGCTGCATGGGCTTTCCAGGAGCGGTACTGCTCATATAGGGCAGATTTTGGCTTTTCGCCCGCCTTGACGAGCTGCGCCAGCCGAAATAGGCGCTTGCGCTCTGATTTTACATTTTTGGGGTCCACCGTCATTATGACTTTGCCTTGCGGCGTCAGCCGATAAATGAAACCCATATACCGGAAGCCGTCCTGCAGGCGGACGATCCGCGTTTTTCTTGGATGAAGCTCCAGGCCAATGGCGGCGTATTGCTGCCGGATAGCCTCGCACCATTCCTCTAACTGCTCTTTGCTGTGGTGGACTATGATGCTATCATCCATGAAACGCAGATACTTGTCCGCCCGCAGGCGTTCTTTTATGTAATGGTCGATGGGGTCAGGGACCGAGATCCCGGCCAACTGGACCATCTGGCTTCCTGGGTTGTATCCGGTTTCGCCTGAATACTGGTGATCCAGAACATCCCGTACCCGCTTGTAATGGCTGGGCGGCAGCTTCCGTTCAAACCGCTGGTTTGTGGTTTCGTGTCGAATGGAAGCATAGTACCCATGAACATCAATCAGGAGGGCACAACCGTCCGGGCCGTGCTGTCGGAACTCCCTTTCCAGGAAGAACTTTACCTGTTCACGCGCCCAGTCGGTTCCTTTGCCTTTCTGGCAAGCGGCATTGTGCCGGACAAAGCTGGCGGTCATTCTGGGATAAACTGAATTATCATTTAGAGAGCGCTGGTATACCCGGTCACGGAAGCTCGTTGCGACGGCGGTTCGTGGCTTCGGGTATGTGATTTTTACAGTCGATGTCGGGCGGGCCTTATATGTACCGTTTTCGAGATCCTCTTGGAGCTTGAGAATTTCGTCCATGCCATACATCAAAAACCGTCCCACGTTTGCCTTTCGGCGGACGTTCTTCGCGCATAGGTTCATGGAGGCGTATAAAGCATCGAACCCAATTATTTCTTCATCTTGCACTTTAGTCTCCTGCAAGGCTTCGCCGGGTGATAGCAGACAGTCCCGTGGGGCAGCTGCGTCCGGCGAATATTGTTCATCTGTCCGAAATGGGCAGACATGGCACTCGGCTCCTTGCACGGCGGTTTTGTGCCCAACCCTTGTTACGCAAGAGCCTTTGTGGGCTTGCTGCCGTCCAATCCGGGGCAGACCGATTCGCGTTGATGGCGTTCCAGTTGTTCACGTTGCCGCTGGAATTCACATTGAACGCGTTGTTCGCGTTGCCTCTATTCGCAGAGCGCAAGCGGACGTTCCGGCCCAATAGCCTACAGCCATTTATATCAAAACGCCTTATAGCGTTTTGAATCACTTTCGTGCCAGTCCCGGCAGCGCTGCCGGATGTCACGCACGTTCCTTCCCCAGAAAACGCACCGCTTGCCAGAAAGATGGAAACAGCAGCGGGCCATATCCATCAAGGCCAGCATTCGGGTGCAAAGCCGGATTGCTCTTTTCTGGAGGGCGAGGCGCTCCTTCTTGGTGTCTGCGCTGTCCACCCGCACGCCGTTGGCTTCAAAAATATCAAAATAAATTTGATCCGCTGTTGCCCGCAGCTGCGCTGGGAGGTTGGCGTCAATCGCTGGATCAAAGACCTTCACGTTCTGCGTGATTTGCCGCACATAGAGCGCCAGATCGCGGGCGTCGTTGGGAAGGGTGAATTTGTTATCAGCAATTTGGTCTTTTCGCATTGCCATTGAAGGTTACTCGCTTTCCCGCCGGACAAGGTATTGTCCGGCGATTACTGGCCCAGTGTGG